GCCACGGAGGTCCGCGCCACGGAGGCCCGCGCCACTGAGGTCCGCGCCACTGAGGTCCGCGCCACTGAGGCCCGCGCCACTCTTTACCAGCCGAATCACGGCCTCTCGCACCGCATCAGCGTCTTCGACCGTGTGCATGACTTCGCCGGTCCAGCGGTTTTTGATAGTTACTGTTTGCATGTTTTTATCCTTGTTTTTTTGTTCGTGCTCGCTTCATCAGCCTCTCACGCGCAAAAGCCGTAAAAGTCTTCTCCCCGCTTCGTGCGTAGTTCTCCAAAACTATTTCCCAATCTTGGTCCGTAACTCGCCCCACGAAGCGAATCTTCGTCATGTATTTCGTTCCCGGCGCTTTCGGCGGACGGCCACGCTTTGGTCTTTTCGGCCGTCCGAGTTTTTGTTTTTTCAATTGTGTTCCAAAAAGCCCCCTCGCCGACTTGGTCGCCGACTTCACTCGGCTCGGCGAGGGGGCCGGGGGGTTGTTATGCTTATTTTGCGACGGCTACGATCTCTACCGAGCCGCCGGTGCAGACGTGCCCAGTCCGTCTTGCGTTCATCGCTGCGATCGCTTCGCGAACGCGAGCCAGGTCTTTTGCCGCGTGTTTTTTTCGCAGGTACAGTCCGTGGGTTCGCTTCGCTGTGCCGCCAAGCGTTCGGACCTTATTCGCGCCAGTTAGCGGCTCAGATTTTAGAATTTCGACAGCACGGCGAACGCCGTACTCGAAAGCGTAGTAGACTGCTCGGTCAGATCGTTCTGCGTGAATTTCGTAATTCATGATTCTTTTCCCTTGAGTAAAGTTCTAAACCCAGACGACTTGCGCCACTCATGACGACGCCGATGCTTTTTCAACGCCGTCTCGCAGAACTCGAACAGTCAGACCGTTTGCAGACGGGTCTCCCTCGTAGGTCTTGCACCAATCCTGGATGACCTCTTCGGCCAGTTCTTGTTCTTCCCCAGCGCCATAGTACATCACACTTTTTCCCAATGCCCGCTCAACATCATTGCCGCCAGAATCCTTGACATCGATGAAGCCCTCCGAATTAACCACCAACTCGCAGCCACAACCACAATCCCAAATTTTCACGGTCAACATTGTTTTGCCCTTTGCGTTTTGATTTCGACTTGCGAACGAAGAATTGAATTTACGATTTCGAGCGTGGCGTCAGAAATGTGGTTATCTGCCGCACGGCCGCGCAGTTCAGCCCGTGAGCTTCGATCACGATGTAGGCCCAACCGCCAGCGAATCGAGCACCGCTTCTGCCGCCAATAACTTTTTGCTTCTGGTCACTTCGCAGAGTCGGCGACCGACTGTAGTACACTGGTCGCAAAACACAACTCGCCAGCCGGAGCACGCACGCAGGTCGACTTCGATGAACTCCAAGCGGCTCGCCGATGCGTCACTCCGCCCCTGATGCGAGATCGGTCCGAAAGACGCACTCCGTAGAATTTTGATTGCTTTTTTTGCTGCGGATAATTTCGTTTTCATTTTCAAATCCCCTTGAGTGAAGTTGTTTTGCCCAACCAGACCGCTTTCGCCTACCAGCGGTAGTGCAGGCCGTTGGAGGCGGCGAAGTCGCGACTGCTGTCATTTCGGCCGTCGATAATTTCCGCGGCAATCTCGTCGGCAATGTTGGCCGGCAGATCGGACACGGCAACCGGCCTCCAAGCGTGACCGACTCCGCTCGCGTCGCGATAGATAACTTTGCCGCAGATCGTTTCGATTTTTTCTTTCGTTTTCATGATTCGTTTCCCCTTAGTGAAGTGTTAAACCCAGACCGCTTTCGCGGTTTCGGCCTTCCGGCCTCGTCAGTGGGTTAGGCAGCTTGCAGTTTACGGTGTGGCTTGTTCCACTGGCCGAAGTTAATGCTGATGTACCAGCCAACGTTAAAGTAGTCGGTCATTGAGTCGCTATCGTCATGATTTCCTACCATCATCGCGTCTTTTAGTTCGTTCAAGAACGCGGCCTTTTCACCTTCATAATGGTCGTCGATGTGGTAGTAGTTAACTTGGTCGTGACCGTTAACATCAAACTTCGATTCTTGAATCGTGACAACCAGCGTCGAATGATGCCGAACTGAAATCGTTGCCTTGACCCCGTACTTTTTGCAGACATTCTTGATTGCGGGAGCCAGTTCGTTCTTTCGTTCTTGATTCATGAAAGCCATTTTCAAATCCCCTTAGTGAAGTTGTTTCCCATTCCTTACTTTTCTAGTTATCGACTAAATCTCTTTCCGTGTCTATACGCAAAATCATTTTCCCGTAACCACAACTAGGGGCAGTGCCACAAATCCGCTACAAAACAAGGGCTTTTCTGCTGAAAATAATTTACGGAATTTCTCGGAATTGATGGTTTTTGATGAGTTTGGCGGTTATCTTTGTGGGGGTGTTGGCGGTGAATCAACGGTGAATCAACGGTCACAATTGGGGGTTTTTTTGATGATCACATGGCTGGATTTGTTGTTGACACCAACAGCCCGGCTCGGCTAAATTGATCCCGTTCGCTGAACCGTAGGAAGTTCGGCGGGCTAGTTTGCATGCGTTGGTGAGGTTATCTTTTTGAATTACGTCGCTGCCGCATGCACGACTTTTAGCCCGTTCGCCTTCCTACCTCTCGGCGAGCGGGCTTTTTTTATCGACACATCACGACGGAATGTGATCGGACGACCTGCGGGGTCAGTCAGCCGTCAGAGGTGAGGAATAACAGCCGTAAGCCGCGTTCGTGCTCAGGTGTCCGGGACGTGGCCAAGATAGCTGTGACGTTGGGATAGTGTGGCGACGGAAGAATAAGCCACTACAGCAAGCGAAGGCCGGGACGGGAGCGAAAGCACTTTTCCTATTGCTGGTGTCCTTGAGTTTTTGAAAACTTTTTTTGTTTTTCAATTCTCAAGGGACACACTCCGCTCAGACCGAACAAAAGCGATAGCTGGTCAACCGAGTGTGTTAGTAAGAAAAACATCTAGTCGATAGGATCGAAAGGAATTCCCCATGTTCATTGCCAAATTCATCGACGGCCCAAACGCCGGTCAAGAAGTTCTCTTAGACAGGTTCATGTCGTTCGTGAACGTCCCTAAACCGAGGGAGCCGTTTCGCTTTCTAGTTTCCAGTAGCGGATTGGAAAAGCACTTCTCATTCAACAGCTACGAGTGTATAGGCCCTTTTCCTGACCCTAACGGCGAGTATCAACCTCCGTCGGCAGACTATCGGTTTGTTGAGGAACCAAATCATGTTTGACCTTTTCGGCCCGACCTGCGAACAAGACAACGAACCCCGCCACGGTTGGCGTCTTTTCGTCTGCTTCGACTGTCAGGACGTTCGCTGGATTGCCACCCGTGATAGGCACTCACAAAGCAGCGAGACTTGCAACTGCGGCAAGACGAATTATCCGCTCGACTCCAAGCCCGACGAGGATTTGAAGGTCGATGCGTTTGGCAATCTTGTGGGGGAAGTGCCGGATTGCGTGCTCTAAGACTGAATAGCAACTTTGTAGGGGGTTGAATCGATGGCAAAGAAATCCTTTGAACGCAAGATCGCAGAAGGCTCACTCGGCATGATGGGCTGCGGGTGTCTACTTTTCTTCTTGGCCATCCCGCTGGCCTTCGTGCTGATTGCCGTGCTCGGCTCGTCGAATTGATTCCAGAACCAGCGACCGAATTGGATTCAGCGGGTCTAAGTGCCAATCAAAAGCATGGGTCGCCGCTTTCAGTGCAATTTCAGCCTGTTCTATCCAGGTCCATTTTTGCCTATTTAGGTTGATCTTTTCGACGTAATAATCCAGCCGCTCCCGTACTTTCTCCGGCCCGTCGCGGTCCATTTCGTTTGCCGTGGATTCGCAGCCACAGCCGAGCTTTTGCGAAGTCAGTTCGCCGATCATTGATTTTAGGTGCCAGCCAACGCCCCCAGCCTTAGCCGTGGCACGCTTGGCGACCTTCTCCCGGTATTCGTCCATTCGCTTAGCCTTGGCCGCTGGCGAATGAACGGGGCACGTCTTGGGCACGTCTGCGGGGTCGATCGGCTCGCGCTTGATGACTCGCTCGCGGTTGGCTTTTGATAGTGCTCGAAACTGGTCGAGAGTCATGCCGTAGTTTTTGGTGAAGCGGTCTGTCATGCGCAAGATCCTGTGCTGATTTCCGCCTCCCAAGGATTGCAGATTTCTCCGCAAGGCCCGCTGTGGTCCGCACAATCGCCAGCGTTAGAAAACGTTAGCGGGAATCCCGCCGTGGGTAGTGTTTTTACGCACTTTTTTTCAAGCAGGGAGCATCCATTCGAGCACTCAATTAGTAGGGTGTATTCGCAATTGTCCCAATGTTCCACATCACAATCGCAAAGCTCGCCGTTATCAGGCGATTTGTCACACGTAAAACCTATTGAAAACGTTCCTCCACCTTCTGGGGAGTACTCGAAAGAGTAATACGAAGATGTTTCGTTGCCCGTCACGAAGTCAAGCTGATAAGGCGGTGCCGGGAAGTCTACGAAGTTGTCTCGGCATAAATTAAACGTGCAATCATCCTCGTCATAATCCGGCGGCTCGGTGAGCCAATCAAAAAACAAACAATCGCCGACGTAGCAATCGCAATTACAGTCCGGCGGGTGGCAACAAGAACTAGCAAAGGTCAGCGTTGCCACGTCGTCGTAGCAGTCCCCCGCTGCGGGGTCTAGTTCAGCGAAGCCCGGCATCAATGCGCAGAAATCGCACTTAGCGTATTCTTTCGACCAGCTTTTCAAGGTGGCGGGCGTTTCGTCGTCCACCGTAATTGTGAGGGTCACGGTTTCGTCGACGATACACAGCGAAGCATGGATCGCTGTGATTGTGCAATCGCCGTCTCCGTCTGGATCGGGGGCCAGATTGCGCCAGTAACAGCACCCTTCTACGGGACTGCCTGGAGTGTAACTAGAAAGCACGAACGTTCCGAGGGTCGGAATATCAGCCGAGATGGTGGAATCAACGCAATCCTCCAGGCAATTATCGCAGCAACACTCGTTGTTGGTGACGAGCTTGCCCGCATTCTTCAAGACCTTGCCAGCACGTTTTACTATTCGCATCTCTCTAGCTCTTTATGCTGGGCATGTATCGTCGCCTTCGATTACTACGTCGCAGTCGGTATCAACCAACTCATAGCACGGACTGAACACGTAATGGCAAGTGAACGTGATGTCAGTCGATCCATTGACGACTTCCTTAACCCCCTTGACGTAGTATTGTACAGCCGCCGTGTTGTATTGTCCGCTCGCGGCTGGCGATTCCGTGAAGGCGTTGCAGTCGATTTCGTAATCTGCCACCAATACGCACACGTCGGTTTCGTCGCCCACTGGTGTGTCAACGCCGTTGGAGGCTCGAATAGCGTAGCTTAGATCGTTGAATTTAGTTCTGGAATAAAGCTGGATTTCCGTTTCCCAGTTCGCGGCGAATTCGCCGCCGTCAACACGGGAATATGCACGAAAACGTTTTTTACTAGACTCGATGGCACAGTCCGAGAACCGCAAAGCACCGATTGCAGTGATGTTGCGAACTTGGGTCGAAACAAGCTCCCACGTCTCGGTGGCTGGTCTGTAGGTGATAATTCCCGTGTCGCCGGTCGCGCCGCAGTATCTCAGCGGATTTTTTACGACTGACAAACTACCTGGCTCGGATTCGCTGTCGGTCGCATGCCAATACGAAGTGTGTTCACGCTGCGAAAATGGCCAGCCACTCAAAGGTACTGGAAGTCCGAGAATGTAATAATCGTCTCCAAACGTGCCGTTGTCGCCGGGAAGATCGCCGTCAAGATTGCTGCCAGTAGTGCCAATATCGTCGGCGTAAGGAAAAGGAAACTTAGCTTGCGTCTCGAAGAACATGGCGCGTTGGTCGGAAGTAATCACCTCGAACCGTTTTTTGCAAAAGCTAAATTCTGACTCTGCTTGTTCGTCATCGTCGGCCAGCGAAATATCGGGATGGAAAGCCAGCAATCCGATAGCCCCTCTTGCTTCGTCGTCACCGCCATCCCCCGCTTCCATCGGCCCCATAGCGTGTGGGTATTGCGTGTCGTGATACCAAGCCAGTTGAGCGTTCAAATTGGGGTAGGTGGCTTTCAGCGTTGACCAGTCATCGATCAACGCTTCCGCGTCGGGATTTGACTCCGGCAGGTCGCAGCCAGCACCGTATGAGCCGATCAAGATCACGGGCAAGCGTTCTTCGTAGGCACCTGCGGTGCGGTCTTGCATTAGCTCGAAGGGGAGAAGCCAAATCAGCCCTTCGCGTTTTCTGAGCGGATCGACTTCCATTCCCCTAAGCGGAATTTCCAAAGAACGAAACTCCGTCACCAACCCCAATTGGTCGCCCACGTCGCGCCAGCGGATCCAATGGACTTCGCTCCCGTTGGGGATGGTGTCGATGAGGCCGGAATAGGTTTTGCCGATCGCGACAATTCCGGCTTCGATGCGTTCTTTTAGCTTGACGATGAACTCGCCAGCGGCTAAATCGAGCCACGATTCGTTGAGCGGTTCCGTCGCGTCTTTTTCATCCCATTCGCTAATCAGCGGTAGCCAAAAAGTTAGCTCCGTCGAAATAGCGGAGTTACCGTTGCCGACGTTGCGTGAATCAACATAGGCCGCATCCTCTTGCTGTTCGCAGTCTTTGGTGCGGCGCGGGAATGTGAAATTGATCGCGTCCGGAACGTTCGCTCGCTTGCAATCATCTTTAGGCTTGTCGTCGATCATCAAGCGATCGGCAATAGCGTCAAACAGCGGATCAATGCCGAAAAATGGGTCGCCCTGAACTTGGCCGAGTCGAGCGATCGTGAACACGTCGGTCAGAGGATTCAGCACGATCACTGATTGCAAAACCGCCAGCAAGTCGCCAATCGCTTCCCAAGCTGACACCCCTACGAATCGAATCGTGTCCGGCGTCATCGACGGCGACCACGGCAGCGTCGGGCACGCTCCCGCGTTGAACGGTAACTCACTCCAGAGGTTTTCGAGAATCTCTTGCCACGTCCAAGGATAAAGCGGAAAGCCACCCGGTTTTAGTGTCTCTTTCAGATACGTTTTTTCGCCGTCGTCATTAACGCCATCCGAGACGTTGTAAAGTTTGTTGGCCGTGCCAGCGAACATGAGATGCCGCTTGTCTCGCAGCTCCAGCATGTAAGCCGCTTGGCTGTCACCATCCAAACCCACGCAATGGGCTTCAATTACGACGTAATTTTTCCAGGTCGTCACGCTGGCGTTGTTCGGATCGAAGTCATCGGATTGCTGGTGCGTCCATGTAATGTTCACTACGTTATTGCGGTTCACGCTGCCGTTGGTCCCACCCCCATCGACTACAGTGCGCGGCACCAAGAAATAAGCCGAACCGGGATGGATGCCAACCGGGCACGTAATTGAATTGGCCAACCCGATAAAATCAGTTTGCGAGTTCAACCGCTGGGCGGCTTCAATCAGCGGCCTCGGATCGAGAACACCAGCGCCGCTAACTCTTGGAAAGTTCCAGGCCATTAGACGCGAGCTTTCCGGCGTGCTCCGCCAAAATTATCCTTCGGACGAAACGGAATGAATTGGAGGCGATGTTCGGGGTTGGCGGGTGGTTGGCCAGTGCGGAGCCACGTCTGGGCTTCGACGACGCCTTTGCGGGCGGCGCGTTCTACGTCGCAGAGCAAAACTCCGCAGCGACACGAATAACCCCAAGGCGGGGTGAAGAAGTCCCAAAAGGGGTCCGAACGATTGTATACCCCCGTTCCGGAGAGTCCCATTTTTGCTAACGCTGCGTGCTCTGGCCTGCAACGCGAATCCAAGATCGGCAGAATCTCTTGATACGGAAACAACTCTTCCACAATCGGATGGCTCGCCATTGTTTCATGGCCATCGGCGTAGGCAGACATTATGTTCGTTCTCCACACCACCTCAGCGTGGGAGGGTCCCAGAAAACTCTTGTCCAATCCTTCCGCCATCGCCGCCTTGAACTCTTGGAAGCTGGCCCCACTTTCGACGTTTTCCGCCAGCACCGTCCGAATCTTTTCCATCGTCTGTTCGGTCATATCCCCCGCAACGGTGAAGGAACGGTTGCGAACGTCGGCAGAGACTTCATGGTACGTGTTCCAATCGAGAATCTTGCGCTCGAGCAAGTTGTCTTTGGCCCGGTCGATGATCGGAAAACGGATGAGCGGCTCGCCCGAATCGCCGATCGACTTATCGTAGAGCGACGGCGGTTGCCAGTCCCCGCCGAATGGCAAGTCTTTCTGGAATTTGTTTTGCGTGTAGAGCGGCAAGCCGCCCGCCACAACGTTGACACCGGCCACAAACGCGGCCAGGTCCGTTTCGAGTAACGCTTGGGCAACCAGCGGTTCAAACTCTGCCAGCACTTCGCGAGCGGCTTGCAGAATTTCCGTTTCCGTGCGTCCCCGCATTCGAGCTAAGCGGTTGGCCAAGCGTTCGCGCAACTCTTGTAGTAGCGTTTCGGTGAATAGCAACCCGTGGCCGATGATCGAATCGGTCGGGTGGGGATCGTTGCCGGATGGTAGTTGTGGGGAGTCGGCCATTATGAAATCGTGTAGGTGCGATTTGGACCAAGGTTGAGCGTCACATCGTCCAGCGTGCAACGCACCAGCGTGATGCCGCCGCTGAATGTAATCGTGCCGTTGGGATCGTTCAGCGTGGCCCCCGCGTAAAGCAGAACCGCGTTCGTCACGGTCAGTGGCCGTGGGTCGCGCGACTTATCGAACGTGGCACTGCCGATCCGCAGCGTGGTAATCGTCGCCGATCCTGCTTCCCAGTTCACTGTCCCGCCATCGACGTTGACTGTGGCGACGTTCCCCGCGCGGTGCGTCCAAGTGCCTTCGTAGACGTTCGCGGCCGAGATGGCCGAATTGGTCGTGAGTGTCCCGCCGTTCATCGTGACCGTGCAGCTCGACAACGTCACTCCCGAACCACACCACGTCTTGGCGACTGACCTTGCCCCGCTGCCGTTTCGCAATGTCGCCAGCGTGGATGTTTCGCCACCGTAGAAGGCCACGCCAACGTCACCGTCGAAGTTGTTCAGCTCGTTGCTCGCATGGGTGCCAATCAACAATACGCATGGTGTCGAGGTCAGTTCTCGCGTTCCCGATCCTCGCACGTTCCACACGGCTTGACCGGCTCCGGCGCTCAGTCGCAAGCGACCACTGCCCGTGCCCACGCCGTGCCCGATGGTGTAGGTCGTCGTGGCGGAATTGTCGTCAAACGTCAGGTACTTCGTGCGCGTCTCGGAATAAGTTTTCGCTGGATTGTCGATGTTGATTTCTGCCAAACCGATCTTGCCGAGAAACGAGTTCGGGATCTCGACAGCGGCGGGCTGGATCGCTGGCAGCAGCCCGTACAGCGGCCCCCGGCTTCCGGCGTCGAATACAATCGTATCCGTGTCAACCGGGACGGTGTTGCCGCTCCAATTGTCCTGGTTCCCAAAATGGTACAGTCCATCTGCGGATGAGACGCTCGCATCGGTCACGGTGCCGCTGGTAGATGTTTCGGTTGAAGCAAGCGTGAATTCCTTTGACGACGTGATGGTCACCACCGCGCCCGACGACGTGGCAGTCAGCTCCGAGAACATCGGAATCACCTGCGCGCCGCCCTGGGCAATCGTCGGCAAGCATGTCGCGGTCGTGTCGGTCAACGTCGTTCCGTTCACCGCTTCTTTGATCGTGGTCGCCACTTGCGTGGTCGTGACCAACGAGCCGATCGTGATGACGAATTCCACGCTCGCAATTGTCAGCGTGATCGTTTCAGCGGCCACCCACGTTCCGGCGACCGTGATTGTGACCACGCGGTTGACTGGCCTGCCGTTGGAAATGTAGTTTCTGGTTGCCATTGTTTAGACCTTTGTCATGCCGTTATTGACGTAAACCGCTTCCGCATTTGTGCTGCCTTGCAGAGCGGATAGCAACGCTTGCCCGGTCGCAGTAATTTTTTCGTCAGGGGGGTATTTCTGCAACGCCTCACCCAACTCCTTGGCTAGTGTTTCGACTTCCGGCGTCCAGCCGTGTTCCCATAGTACGATGAGTTGATCGAATTCGTTGGCGTCGAGCGTTTCCACCCAGTTGCCGAAGTCGGACCAACCTTGATTGCTGGCGATTTGTTCGCCGCCGTGTTCGTCGAATGATGCGTAAATGCTCACTTCTTTGGCCTCACGATTTGACCTGACTTACTGTTTCGATAACCTTTGCCGTGATCGTCGGTGAAGGGCTTCCAGCGGCCGACCGTCAACCACGGTTGTTCCTTGCGTTGTGCGTTCGGCGGAAGTTTTTCGTTCGGCATCGCCATGAGCTTTTTCAACTCGGCTTCCGTGCAACGGTGCATACCATCCACGCGAGCCGAGCCAGCGACTCCCCGCCGATAGTAATAGACCCGCTTGGAGTGATCGTGTTTCCCCGCTCCGCTGGTGTCAAACACCGCTGAATCATCGCTCACAACCGTGTGATAGGTCGAGCCTTTGTGTTCGCGTTCCCATTCGATCTTGCGAACCTGAGCGTAAGCATCCATCGTCAGCTTTTGATTCGAGTTGTCCACCATCGTTTTTAGTTCAACACCGTGCCGGGCTGGCCCCGCCACCTTCATCGGCGTTGGCTTCCCGCCCGCCAGCTTTTCTTGGCGGTATCGTCCAGCTTCCGCAAACCACGATTTTCGCATCGCGTCCGTGGATGGAATTGCCACGTCTACCGGCTCCGAATTCGGGAACGATACCCCACCGATCGCCGTGGCAAAGCGTGGCTCGTTGTGTTCTTCCGCATAGCGCTGAATGGCCTTATCAACGAGCTTGTGATTGTCTTTGGCTCGTTGGGCCTTCTCACTTAGTTTCTTTGAAGGGGGGGGCTTGCGATAGCCCTTGGGGGCAGTTGGCTTAGCCATTGGTTGCGCGTTTTTTTTAGCCGGTTGACTGCCGTTGCCGCCTTTACCTTGGGCCACAAACTGCCCGCCCCCCTCGCCCTTCCCTTTGTGCTCGTGCCCGCTCGCATCGGTCGATAGCCGAATCGCCATCACCTCCCGCGCCGCCTTGACCAGTTCCGCCGCGTCCAGCACGCCCCGTCCAATCGCTTCTGTCACGTCCAGGCTCATCCGCTGCTGCTGTTGTGGTTGTGGCTGTTGCCCCTGTTGCGGCGATGGCCCGCCTGGTTGATTTCCACCCCCCAATGGCTGCTGATCCCCGCCCGGTTGTTGTTCGCTCTCTTTGTTTTGTTCTTGAGCTTGCTTGACCAGCGGCTTCGTTGTGACTTCAAACCACGTATTCTTGCCGAAATTCAGGTCAACCAACTCTTGAATAATTTCCACGCAATCGCCCAGCAACGCCCGTAGCCAGCGTTCCAATCCCTGGTAGAAGGCCATCATCGGGACTTGCTTGCCAGCCCACGCGCCCGAGGCTTCCGCCGTCAGAATGTCGTCGGGGATTTCCATCCCGCGCAGCATCTCAACGTCCAGGTCTTTCGGGTATTGCAAAATGTGCTGGGGATTTGCTGGCACGGTAGCCCGCGTCAGCTTCCAGAGCTCGTTGCCCTTGTCATCGTAGCTCGCTGGTCGCGTTGTCACCCCACCCGCTTGCAACTGCTCGACAATCTGCCGAGCCAAGTCCCGGCCCTCAACTACGCTGCCATTCGGCATCGTGTAGGATTCCATCGGGTAAGTAATGTCGTCCCCCCCGTAGGCATTCTTTTTCATAAACAGCCGCCGCACGTCCAACGCACCGCCGTTCAGCCACTTGTCGGCCCACGGTGAATACGGCCCGCGCAGGATCGAATCGCCGTAAGGTCGCCGCGATTCCGGATTGAAGGCGTGCCAGATACAACGCGGCTTGGCGAGGTCAACCGAACCGTTCACGTTACCGCTGTCTTTGATTCGCAGAAAGCGAACGCCCGCAATGTCGTTGCCTTGGCTCGTCAGCGCCAGCACGTCGCGAGCGTGCGACGGCATGAGGCGATCAATCTCGACTAGCCCGTAAGGCGTCAGTTTGTACGTGACTTCCGCCGCCGCCCAGCCCCAGATTTGAGCGGTGAGCAAAGCGTCCAAGTGATGCTGCCAAATCTTGTTCAGTTGTCGCAGCACGAACGCGGCGACGACGGGATTTTGAGCCTGAACGCCCGATTGCCATTCGTCGCTGCCCGGCTTCTTGAACGCGAACTCGGCACCCTGCAAAACTGCCGAGCGAATCGACAAGCCAAGTCGAATCGTCGGCTCCATCAACATCGCCTGAATCGTCAAGAACGTGAATGGTGGCAAGTCACGCGGCGTGTAGAAACTCTGGCTGTACAGGTCAGATTGATAGCCCGCCGTCTTGGGCGCGCCAACGAGCTTCGTGGCCGCGTTCTGTTTCTTGGCTGGGGGGGCTGTTCTACTTTGCAGTTTTCTCATTGACGAGCGACTCCATTGCGAGCGATTGCATTTTTCTGGCTAGGCGTTCGTCGCCCGTGGCACTCATGTACAGCGAATAAACGCCTTTGTAATCGGAGGGGTTATAGTCGCCCCGATGGATTCTGTCTTGCGATTTCACTCGCCCCAAATTGGCCATCAATCCGTATTCGGTTTCGCGGTCCAGCTCACGCGGCGGGACGTGAAACCAAAATGCTAACTCGGCTGCTCGCTGGTGTTTTTTTTTAAGAACTCCAAACCTTGCGCCCCGGCAAACCACAACTGATAAGCCACGGACGGCGAACAATCAGCCACGCCGTAGCCAGCCAATTCCGCTGCCAAGTCGTTCAAGAACTTCGGCGTCGGTCGATAGGCTTCGCCCGCAGCCGTTTCGGGGAAGTGTCGATCCTGCAATTCATCGCAAAGCGTTTTCAAAATCATCACGTCGATAGACTGGTCAACAACCGATCCATCTTGTTTCTGGACCTTGAATTGCAATTGTCCGTCAATAAACGTTTGTTGGTTAGGGGGTAATGGTGCCATTGGATTCTACGCCTTGTTCGTAATTCTTAGGGGGCATGGTTGTCGTCGGTGAGTTTGGTAAATCATATCGAATCGCCCATTCGCCACGATAGAGCGGAATACCTAAAGCGTTGCCGACGATGCGGTTTGAAAACGTAGCATCAACTTCTTTCGCTCCATCCATCGTTCCAATCTTAGAAAACGACGGACGCTGCACAGGATAAGCATATCGCTCCGCATAACCCACGATCAACGCACCCATGCGGCGTGCTCCGCCCATTTGCAAAATATCCGCTGTCGTGTTGACCGCCGCCATTGCAAATTGAGTAATGGCAGACGGGGCTCCGCCCGTAGCGTTTGCTGTCACGTCCGCCGTGGGAGCTTGCAGAATAGACTGACGAACGGTAGGAGAATTAGAGTACGGGTAGATCGCGTTTTGATAGTCCTTGAAGCTAACATCCGAGCGGGGGGCAATGTTTCTTGGGTAGATCGCATCCAGTTGAGCAACGTTTGGGAACGTCGGTTGGGCTACCGTGTTGACGGCTTCATTCGCCAGCGGCGAAGTCGTGCCCAGTCCGCAGAGGTCCGTAATGCTGTCGTTTGCCGCCAGTGTCTTTATTCCGGTGCTTCCATAAGGTGCAAACGTAGATGCCATCGACGTGGCCCACGATGACCAGAGCGTGCCCAGAGGCTTCCACATGCCCGACGTGTCAACGAACGTCCGCAACGCATCCGGCCCACCCAACACGCGGTATTCAATATGAAATGCGGAAACGCGACCAAAAACATCTTCCTCGATGGTAAATTCCTCAAACATCGTCCGCTGCAACGCCGCGCCGTTTTTGTCTTTGTTCGCGGCCAACAATCGGGTGTTGACGATGTTGGAGAAGATCAAGACGGAAACGGCTGGATTGATCCCTTCCGCTAATTCCAACTCCATCGAAATTGTATGGCGATTCCACAGTCCGCCGCTGTTCTTGCGGGGACGCTTGAACTGTGCCCGATGTCGCCCGCGAGCATTAACCGCATAGTCGGGGAAGGCATGATTAGATGGAATCTGCTTGTCAACGATCACAAAATCTTCGCGGCTTTTGTTTAGTGATGTTGTCCAGTTCGTTGACCGCTGGAATCCAACCCCTTCCCACGTCCAGTTGCTAGACGGGATCGGTGCGAGAATCGGCAAATTGACAGCAATAATCGAGCGATAAGCATCGGAAGAAATCGGGATCGTTCGCCCGCTGCGAGTTTGAGCCACTTCGTAATATCCGCTGATTGTACGTGTGGTCAGTCCCCTGGCGTCTATCGAGTAGCTCGCCAGATAATTCAAAGCAAGCAAGGGGGGGGTCGAGCCGTCGCAGAGTGAAATACACGTTTCCACCTGCCATTCGATTTCTACCGCGTTGTTGCTGCCAACCGCTTCCCAGTGAAGTATCTTTGGTTTCGGCCCCCAACGAACATCGTTCCGATAGGTGTCCCATCCGCCGGGAGCGACCGGATTAACGATCAAATCAACGCCGAATCCGCGATTGATGAAAATCAACTCTTGTCCTTGCTGTGACAGTCGCAAGCGAATGTTTGCTAGTTGAGAGTCGGCAGTTGAGTTGGCAACCGTGGCCACGATCGCCCGGACGGTGAGCGTGTGTTTTTGAAGGATGACTGTGCGCTCGGCTTCGTCTTCGACATACTCAATGTTGACCTTCACTTGCGAGGTGCCATCGAACGTGAAGCCGTTGTATTTGAGCGTTCCTGCGGCTAGTAATCCAATCATTTACCGGCCCCCAGTTTTTTAGGGAGTTGTCCCGGCGCGAAACCAGCGCCGGGCACGCGCGGCATTCCGCCCCCAGCAATCGCCATCCATTGTTCCATCCACGGATCGTTGACTTCGGTGTCATTGTCCGTGATGGTATTGATGATGTCGGTGGCCGAATCCTTCACGATGGACGGCAGTAACTGATAGGCGTCGATCAACGGTTTCAGCGGCCCCAGTAAATCGGTGGCCGCAATCTTGTAAACTTCACCGCTAATGGCGTTGTGGACGGCCAATGATTTTGCCGCCAAGTCCACGCCCACCCCCAGCACTTCCACCAGCGGTTCAATCACTTGGTACATATTTAGCAGGGCTTTAAGCATTTCCGTTTGCAGGTCGTAGAGCTTGGTTTCCATTCGGCCACGGGTGTTTTCAAAACCAGCCACGTCTGGGCCAATTCGTTCCGCCCTCCGCATCGTGGCCAACTCGCTACGCACTTCGCTTTTCGCAGCCGCGAACCCCACGTCCGGCGAATAGCCTTCAATCTCGGAAACCTGCCGATGAATGGCATCGAAGGCGAGCTTCATTATCACGGCACCGGCCACAATGGCCGCAGTGGCCCCGGCAACTGCGATGGCGAACGGGCCAAGGGAGGCCAGGGCACCAGCAACAGGTCCAGCGGCGGGGGCTGCCACCGGCATCGCGTTCACTGTTTGTCCAGCGGTGGTTAATGCCGTACCGCCTGTGTTTGATGAGTTGCCGTATTGAGCTATGTACCCCCCAACTTTTTTTGTTGCGATCAGCGTATTTGACAGTCCGCTTAATGTTGGCCCCGGCGTTGCACCTGTTTTAGTTGGGCCACCTCCGGGAGAAAATTGATGTGCCGCCGCCGTTCCCGCCGCTGTCGCCGCCGCTTGCTTAAAAAAAGATGAGGTAGCACCCGCCGCCGTTCCTGCCACCGGATGCGTGGCGGATTTTTCTGATTCCGAACGGAGAGTCTCGATTGTCGTTTCGCCTGGCTTTAGCTTTTTGAACAACGAAACCACGTCCGTGATCCCGCCGATCAATTCGGCAATCTTGCGGTAGATCAATCCGACGCCGAACACGTCGGCAATCTTCGCCCCTGATTCTTTCAGCACGCCGAAGAATTCTTCCATGCCTTTGTCGGCATCTTCCTTGACCGGCGCGTCGGTGCGAGTCTTGCGAGGTCCAGCCGGGGCAGGCGGGTCGATACCATTGGCGTCGGTGTCGCTGGCAGAATAGGCGGTCGTGTCACTCGGCTTAGACTTGGGACGTGGCGACGTGTCGGGCGGGGGAGGTATAGAATCCCCGCTATCGACGAACACGATTTCGATTTTGGCGTCACTCACAACGAACCCCACCTAGTTAGGTTTGGGTTCCAAACACGCCCAAACTGTTGCCAGCGGAAACCACCGCGCCGGGATAAACGTCGAACTTCAACGGCACTTCGCGCAGGTCGGGAGCAAACAGCAATTCGACCGGGAAGCCTTCCGCTAAACAAACCAGCGGCATCGTAATGCTCGCCGGTGTGGCTGCTGCCGTGGTGCCAACAACCGCCGTCATAATCAACTGCTTGGCCACGTTGCTGGCCACGTCTAAGCGGCCAATCTCGCCCAAGTCAAGAAACGTCGCAGAGTATGGCCAGAAAGCTGCTTGAGCACCCGCCGCGTTGTACTCGATCAACCGCATGTCGGCAGTGACTTCCGCCCCGCGATAAACCGAATCTTGCCGAGTCTCGCCACCAGCATCGCCCATGATCTTGCGTTTGAAAAACCGAAAGGCGAGCTTGATCCCTTCCGCCGTTTGTCCCAGCGAAAGAGCGTTGTATGTTGCCGTGTACCGGCCAGCAATGAACATGTTGTAATCCTTTTAAATATTCACCGGCTCGCCAATGACGGCAGCCATTTTTTGTTTCTCGATTTCAGCTTTACAGCCCGAACAATTCACCGCTGCCGGGTCGCCCGTTCCGCATTCGTTGTTAGTGTTCGTCGCGATGTAGGCCCGTTCCGGATCGCAAGCGATGCCATAGCGAATCCCACCCACGCCTTTGATTCGTCCCTGCGGATGTTTCACAATCAGGTGAATCAATGCCAGCAACCCCACCATCGGCGATTCGTTCGCTCCGCACTTCGGACAGGCTAACCGATCGTGTTCCAAATTGAACTCAAACCGATCGTGTTCGGAACTCTCCAAGCACTCTGGATTGTAGCAATAGCCGCGCGGCCGCTGCTTTGTCGTCCGATCCCGTGGTATGAGAATTCCAGCCATAGTTGTTATGGTGTCGAGTCTTGAATCACTTCGATCTTGAACGCCGCCTCAGCCACATTGGTGACGTAAACTTTCGTTACGTCTGTGCCGAGCAGGAAAGCGTCGTAGCTGTCGGTAGTCCAAACGTAGGGAATACCAGCCACCAGCGTAATCGTGTCATCGGGCGAGCCACTGCTGTTGGTTTTGACAGTCATTGCCACGTCGGATTGCATCCGAAACGACTTGACCGCCGAAACGTCAATGGCCACGTTGATGAGTGTGTTCGTGCCGACAGCCACCGTCTCGGCGATGGAAACGCGATTCGTGCCCGTGTAGTTTCGCGAAGCCGTGAACGATGACGATTCGACAACCAGCGTATCGTTCACCGTATGAGTGAAAGCCATGAAATCAAATCCTTATTTGTGGGTTAACCTTCTCGCACCCGTGAACGAAACCAGTCGCATCATTCCCGCCGCGTTATCTTTGGCACCTGAGAACAGTTCCGCAGGTGCGAGTCTTGGTCGCTTGTCAACGTAACTAAATTTGAGCGGTTCAACAAAACCTTCCAGCGATCCGGTTTCAACCGCAATCGTCCCGTTGGCCGTGTCGAGCAAACCATACTTAAAATCAACGGCTTGATAAACCTTATCTATCAACGCATCCAACGATCCCAGTTGGTCGATGAACACGTTTCTTCGTCTGTCTCTCGGTACGTTCGTGATGCGTTTGATAACCAGCACGTCCACGCCGTAAACCAAATCATTCACCCCCCCGCAGCTATCGTGCCGTGGCCCAGGTCGCCAACCACCCGGCATCACTGCCAGATAATGTTGCCCAACCGTGGCAGGGGTCATCTCGTCAAATTCAATTTCGCATTCCGTTTCGGCAAACGAATACGGCGAGTCTCGCAACGTGTCGCGAACTGCGAGCAATAACGCCCGCTCCGCGCCGATCATCTTTGCACCCGCAACGCATATCGAATTCCAGCGGCCAACGCTTCATTCGCTTTCTTCGCCCATCGTGCCAGCCAAATATCTGGCACCGTGCCATTGTCCGGCAAGAACGGCCTTGCCGGGATGTTTCTTTCCGCGTCACCGTATTGGTGAGTCGCCGCGTATTTCACGTTCGTCCCAACCATCATTCCGCTTTCGAGAATCTCTAAAATCTGTTCTTCGCCGCCTTCAGCCGTAGGCTTCGTATAGGACGAGTCCGGACCAACTCCCGACAACACACCCGGCGAAAGTGAGTTCATTAAACGGCCCGTGTCACGCAGAATCTTGACTTGTCTCCCGCCAAATACATTCACCCGCGTGGGATTCATCTTCGGATCGGCCCCCAGCTTGCGGACGTGTTCCCAAGCCAGTGCCCGTGCCCGTTGGTTCGCAGTCGGCAGCGTGGTCGATAAAGCAAATCGCAGCACGTTGAAACGGTAAACACGCTCCCACTCTTTTTGCTGCTCTTTCGTCAGTGTGTTTTTGTTCAACATCCGCTTGAACCGATGGCTCTTTTTCAACCCGGCTGCTTTCAATAATTCCGCATCACCCGGACCTTTACGCCGGTTGGCAATCGTCGCCGGTGCCAACGGCGGCCACTTGTTGCCATCTTCGCCAGTGCCGCCATCCGCCTTGCGAACGAAGTCGTCTTTCACGTCGGCCAACACCGCCGCACCCACCGCCAGTGCCATGCCGTGCTTGATGTTGAGCGTGTCCGGTTCGCGTCCGGAAGCCTGCGCCACCGCCGCGCGGACAGCCGCCTTGGCTTCGCTCTTCGTACCTCGGAAGTAAATGGTTGAACTGCTCATTAGAATCCGTAAGAACCAGGCACGTCGCGCGACGTGTCTTGCTGTCGCGTACTCGTTTCCGTGCTGCTGTTGTTTGTTACTCGCACGTTGCTTCGTTGATAGCGTCGATCCACGGTGAGATTGCTGAACGTCGGCACAAGAGCAGCTCGCATCGGCACGCCCGCCAATTTGTATTTGCCTTCCGCCAATCGCTCCAAGAATCCACCCGGTCCCATGATTCGCATATAATCGTTAGCGATGGATTCCGGCACGGGATTGCCGCGCAACTCGCACAGATAAAACGTCGCCACAACCACCGCCCAGCGTTTGACCGTGGGCGAGAGTAGTAAACCGGTTTGGTCGTACCAATTGTGAGCGAGGTCCGTGATTTCAGTGGTCGCCCGCTCGATGCAGTCGTCCACCACGCCGGTGTCGTTCGCACCGCTTTCGTCGTGGTCTGAAAACGCCGTCACCCCCTGAGCGGAGAAAAACCGCTCCATTTCGCCTTGCGTGCAATAGGGGGTCAGGCTAATCATCAGACACCAATAAAAAAGGCCAGCCGGTTGTAACGCCGACCGGCCTCGGAGCGTAACGAGCGAACCTTACAGAATCGCGATATTCGAGCCTTCATCGACCGGCTCGTAGTTGATCGTCCATTTCACGTTGCCGGTGTTTGAAGCCGCACAACTCAAAACAATGTCGCCGGGAGCGAGCACCATGCCCGGTGCGGCAATGTCGTCTGCGGGAGCCACAAGCCAAACCGATGTTGATTTCATCGCAGTGGCCAGAGTCCCAGTAATCGAGTAGAGCGTGCCCACCGCATCGGCTGTGATGTCGAGCACGGCGCACATATCAATGTTTGATCCAGTCCCAGCCGGATTGAACAAGAGCTTAGTGTCGTTCGCTTGCGTTTGAATCACGGTCGTGACTTCACCCACAATCGACTTGATGCGAACTTTGCCGCCAGTAATGCGGAACAAGCTGCCAGTGGTCGTCTGAGGAAGTGCCGCCGTAGGTCGCTCCAAAATCAGCGAGCCTTTTCGTAGGAATGGGAGCATTTCAAACCTCGTTTATGTGAGCGTCAAACTTGTGAACTAGAAGCCTGAAACGGTCGCCACGTCGATGGCAAACGGATCGTGATTGACTGGCAAGCAGTTGTCGAGAATGTAGCATTCCGTGGCCGTGGGATTCGCCGTGTCTTTCGACCAAGCGGACAAGCCCACCCGCACGGTTTTCGGCCCGCCATCGTATTCGGCAATCGGTTCCGAACCCTGATAGAGCGTGAAGCCATCGGCCCGCGACTTCGGATCGCTCATCAACACGGCCATCGTGTCGGCCCAATGTTTCGTCCACAAGAAGTCGTTGGAACTTTCGTCCCACAGTTCGACGCCTTCATCCGAAATGTGCCACTTGATGCCCGGCAGAGCGTTGAACGACCCAACGTATTCATGGACCGGCGTGCCGTCCGGGCGTTTGCCGGTTTCACGCTGGAACGTGGTAAACGGGGATTGAGCGATACCAGCCTGAACGGCGAGGTAATCATTATTGATGATCGACTGCCAGAGTACCGAATTCAGGTGAATGTCGGTGACTGGCCCCACGCCTTGCACGGCGCGAGCCTGATTGATCTTGGCGATGTGCAACGGAATGTTCGCACCGGACGATGTCCAAGGTACGTCGATGATCGACGCACCAAAGATTGACGTGCCCGCGCGGTTCGCCATGTTTAGTTGCGACTTGTTGCCAGAAGGCGTTCGGCAATTCACCTGGAAAATCGAACTGGCCGAAGCGTAGCTGACGTGCCAATCGTCGCCGTCTTCGTGGAAGTACAGTTGATCCCGCAACATGCCCACCGTCAAAGCGATGCGCCAGTTGGCGGCTTTTTGCATGAGCGATTGCGTTTGACGCATAATCATCGCCTTGCCCGCCTCGTCACGTTGGGCAGGGTTGCCGATCTGTCCGAGGTTGTGGAAAAATTCCGCCAACAGCGAGACAGAATCGTGCATCCGAGGATAGACGAATGGCACAGCTTTCATGGGTTGCTTGCTGGAGCGTGCGGCCGGAGTGCCGGGAGCACGGCCCTTGGCTGGCTTGCGCACGTCATCGTAGACGTGAAACAAACCTTCCCGACCGTGGCCGAAAAAGCGTTCGTTCGATCCGCCCGGCTCGAAACCCATGAAGTTGAGAATCGGGTCAGCCGATGAAACGACCTGCTTCACCACCTGGGTGAGAACCTGCGGACGAAGGATGTCGAGATAACCGGCCATGAGATTTTTCCTCTTGCGTGATTTTCAAACTGTCGAAAAGCGGGCGGCACTTACCGCCCGCGTCTTGTTTTTCAATCGGACTAGGTAATTCCGTAGGCGAGCGTCGCGGTGCCCGTGCCGAACGGTGCGGGCGGCAGTGTGGTTTTCCACTTCAGAGTGGTGCCGACGTAAACGCCTTCCACCCGAATTGTTGCCCCAATGTGCTGCCCAGCAGTCGTAAATGTGATGCTGCTTGCCGAGGCATCGTTGCCAACCAGCATGTCATTTCCAGCCGCAGAACTGACAACGATTTCCTCGTCACCCGTGCGGACAATTTCATAGACCAAACCGGCCTGCAAAGTTGGCAGCGTGACAGCCACGGCTGATGCACTGCTGTAGAACAGCGTGGTTCCAGTTTCCAAAGCCGTCAGTGTGTCGGACGTGCCGGTGACGGTCGCGAAACGATTGCCGAGTCCACCCAAGTAACCTTGCGGGTCATCGTCGAACACGAACCCAGCGGCCACCATTTGGCGGCGTGCCAAGTATTCGTTGGCGTGACCCAAGAACGCGGCCCCTTCGATCAGCAGGCGGCGAGCCTTGACGGCAGCGCGGCCAACCAAAACACGGAACACTCGATCGGCGTTCGTCGCATCAAAGTCTTGCGCCCGCAGTTCGGTGTCGAGCACTCCCGCAAAATTTTGCGTGCCGGTGGCCACGTCCGCGTTCCATTCTTCGTACAGATTTTCGCTCGAATCCAGTTTTCCGAGAATCAAACCCGGTCGCAGGATCGTCGTGGGCGTGTTGCCAGCGTCGCGAGTCGTACCGCTGATAACGCCAGACTTCCACAGAATCGAGCTTCGGACTTGATCCGAACCCCACAGAATTTCAGATTCGGTAACGGTGCGATCGGCACCGACGCCCGGAATTCCCCAGCCACCTTGACTCATTTTCAGTATCCTTCAAAAAGAGGGTATGACTTACCTCTGACAAACGGAAATAAAATCGAAACTATTTCTTTTTGCCAAGCGCCCAATCTGCGGTCGCTTGAGCTTGTTCGGGGGTCAGTCCGCCGTTCAAATCGGCAGGCTGGTCGATGACTTGCAACGACAACCGTTGAGACGCATCCCAGAACGTGCCCTTGGGAACGGGTTGCCGTGAAGCGATCCATTTTTCCACGTCGCTTGGCTTGGTGTTGCCTTGGTCGTCCAGACTCAACTTGATGGCCTTGAGCGAGGATTCGCGTTCCTTGATTTCAACCGGCGTGCATTTGCCGTCGGCCAAAAGCTGCTTCAGGTCGCGTTGGATGTTGTCCCGGTGAATCTTTTCGGCGAACAGAAACGCCGTTTTCGATTGCAGGCTCATCGTCTGCATCATCGGCGAGGCGACTTGCATTTGATCGTCGGCCCCCGGCACTGGTGCCTCGTCATCGCCGCCGCCCTTGTGAGCGATGGCAACGTGTAAAGCGGTTCGCAGCCGATCCAGCAAATTGGAATCGTCAGTGTCATCTGGCAACGCAATCTTGAATTCTTCGAGCATGTCGAGAATCTCATCGATGCTGTCGTAACCATCGCTTTCGCCGTTTGCTTCGTCGGCCATCGTTTCAGCGGGCGAATCGTCGGATTTTTCATCGGCTGGCGAATCGTCGCCTTCCGGAGTGTCTTTCTTTTCTTCGTCGTCCGTGTTATCGCCACCCATGCGAACGAGAGACATTTTTCGCTTGCCTTTGCGTCCGCCGCGAGCTTTCTTGCCGCGAGCTTTCTTCGGGCCTTTGCCGCTGCCATCGTGGTTTTCGATGTCGGCTTTGTTGCCGTAATAATGATCGTCTTCAGATTTGGCCATGCGAATCGCCTTCGTATAAACGTTGGTTGATAAACCCATCCGTAAGCAACAAGCCACGATCCCCGGTTCTTGCGTCACCGTTACGAATGGCCCCTGAGAGTGGTCCACTGGATGATTGACGAGATCAACGTGCGTGATGCAATCGCTGAACTCGTGACCGTGAGAGTTTTTCCAGTTCGGAAAAATCACTGGCGAGACGTAGACTTCGTTCCGTTCGGCTCGGCCAATCGCGTGCGGGTCTGAGACTTGAACGCTGAACTCGATGCCGTCATCGGTCACGACAATATCGACCAGTTCGCCAATCGTGTTGGCTGCCGAGCGGTCACCCTCAGTTGGTGACAATTCTTCCTCGTTCGTGCCGTGATCCCATGCGACGGGAATATGAGCACCAGCTTCACGCATTTTTTGGAAGCTGTTGGCCCAATGGCGGCGACGCTCCGGAGTGACGTTCACCACCCCATCTGGAGAGTGATAGTCACCGTCTTTGAGAACTGCTTTTTTGAGAACTGTTGCGGGCATGCCATACAAGATTGCTACACTCCGCAAAACACGCAAACGGTTCACGGAAGGTCTAGAAACAACGGAAGGATCGGCACAAAAATAATCCTGGTTACTGCGGTTCCGATTGAATCCAAACACAAACGCCTGCTGTAATTTGCGACTGGCACTTTTCCCAAACCTCGTGGCAATGCTCGTTGCAGACGTTAGAGCACTGGCGACCATCCACCCCCCATCGGATAAATGAGGTTGCGGACTTACCACACGAATCAAAACCGCAAGACTGTCTAGTTGTTGGATTATCAAAGTAAACGGCTTTTGTCTTTCCGTCGTTCGGGATGCCGGGAGCGAGTTCTCGGCAGAACTTCAGACGTAGCCAGTCGGCAATTCTTCGTAGCAATTTCACGATTGCACCTTCAAGCACGTCGTCCCCAGAAACTTATCCACCACGCTCTTGCGAATCATGGGTAGCCCGTTCGGCTGACGATGGAATGAAAGCAGGCCGTCTGCGATCCAGCGGCCGATTGTCTGCGGACTTTTTCCCAGCATGCGCGCGACGTCCGACTGAGACAACAGCGGATCAACCTCGCTGCTAATCGGCTCAACTTTCGTTTGTCGTTCCGTCACGTTCAAAACTGGCTTGGCATACTGCTGCTGATATTTTGCCACGTCACAAACTCCGTTCAAGGTTAGAAACGCATCCCGTTACTTATGGGGACGTTCACCACGCCCCCCCACTTAGAATTCTGCTTCTTGCACACGTAAGCCGCGTAGCTGCTTACGTCGATCTGATCCGCCGTTTCATCCGGCAACCCGCCCCACGCCGTCAACTCATTGATGTAATCGGCCTTCCACGGCGTTGCCACACTCGGCAAAAAATACAACCCGTCTTCAATTCTGCCCAACACGCCGGAAGCAATCGCCCGCTCTAATTTGGCTCCGCGCCCGGAATCGGTCATGCCGTGAATCATCGGTCCGACCATCTCCCGATTGAACCCTTCCAACTCGTCGCGCAACGCTGGCCCGACGTGCGCGTTTTCGATGTAAACTTTATGCACTCCCCACGTTTTCAGCACGGATGGCACTCGGTCCTTCAACTGATTCCACCCCACACGGTCCCGCCAGATATGCCGCAAGAACAGCAGATTCGCGGCCGTCCAATAATCCCAAACCGCCACCACCGACCACGAACATGGCTTGCCCTTCGATTCGTCCAGTCGATCCCGGCTCGATCCAGCCGTGTCGATCGTCGCGAACCGCGAGCACTGGCGAGCGTCAATCGTTTTCAGTTGCCCACCGATCAACACCGACAGCACATCCCCCCGCTGGTCGAAGTACCGCAACCACGACAAATCGACAATCGAATTCTCGCTTGTTTTCCAATTGCCGTGCAACAGCCGTTCACGTTCCACCCGTGGCTGCGCCAGTAAGTTGGCGAGATAGCTGGGGTCTTTTTCCATCAACGTATTATTGTCGGCCAACTTCGCCGGAACGAACGTCACCGACTTGGCGATTTGCCCCGGATACTTGGCTTCCAATTCGCTGCGACTATCGGACCAAATCAAGTCTTCATTCACTCGCACGAAAAACCGCTTCACTCCCGACCGCTCTGGAATCGGCAAGCCAGAATCAGGATTGATCCACCACGAAATAAACCTCGCCACCCACGAACGCGAATCGGGGTTGCACGTCGCGCGGACGTAAGGCTTCACGCCACAAGTTGAGCGGTTTCTGGAAAGCATGTAGAAAAATTGCGTGTCGCTAAAATGGGTCAACTCATCAAAAGCTAACAAGGCAATCTGCGAGCCTTGATAATCGAGCTTCGTATTTTCGTACTGAAGCTGCTCAAATCGAACATTCGCCCCCGATGCAAAACGCCACTCCAAAGTGTGCTCACGCGGCTTGGCACCGAACAACGAATACATTTTGCACGACTCATCCCACAACCCTCCCGCCATGCGAACCTGCTCTGAGGTGCGTCGAAAAATCACGGCGTTGAAATTGGCAACGTGAACGTGTCGCAACGGCTCCATCAACATTGCGACCGTTTTTCCGCTCCCGGCACTCCCGCCATAGATGGCTATATCCGCGTTACTCGCCAGGAACTTCTCTTGCGGTCCCCGGTGCGGCCGGATGATCGTTTCCGGTGGCGGTGGTAATGTTTCCGGCGACGTCATTATCATTTTCTTTTTCTGGCAAGTAGGCTACGACTTTAGACGAATGCTCGATGTTGGCGTTTACTGTTGATTCCGTTTTATCGCGATACACTTCTGGGAATTTGGCCTTTAATAGCTGGAGAAAAATGGCATCCGAACGGGATTCCTCGTACAGCGGAACCTTCCGGACTCCTTTGATGTTTTCCATTTCCTCGTCAACAACTTCGCCATCCGCATTCACGAACACAAACACCGGCTTGCCGTTGTGCGTGACCAGCTTTCGTTGGCCATCAAACGCCCGGCGGAAGGCTTCCGATTCGAGTTGCTGCGCAACCTCTTCGTGAATCGAATAGAAAGACTTTTCATAGTCCGGGTCGTGAATGATCCAGTAGTAATGGGTGTACGGTCCAACGCCCGCGATCTTGCCAGCTTTGCCGATCGACAAGCAGCCGCGATAGGCCGCCAAAAACTTCCGCTGATTAAGGTTGACCTTCGGCGGCGGTTTCTTTCGATCGTATTTTCTTACCAACGAACTAACGGTGCGGCGCTTGTCCATCGTCTCGCGCACGGTCGTTGGAATCTTTTTTTTCGGCATGTTATCTCAGGTGAAGCACAATCGAACCGGCTTTGGAATCACCAGCATTACTGACAGCCAGCGTCAGTACGTCGTTTACGCTGATCGGTGCAACGCTCGTTGTGGTGCCATCGGTGAATGCTTGTCCTGGACAAACGCCCAAAGTATCAGTCGCGCTCAGGTTAGCCCCTAGCCCAGCCAGTACGTCGCGGCCTGCTTGATCCAACAGCGTGACGTCGTAGTTGGCTGTGGGCGCTGGACTGCCAGGGTTGAACGTCACGCCTAAAATTGTCCCGCTGACGATCCCGGTCGTCGCAGTCGCGTCACCGCTCGCATCGGAAATCCAATCGATCGAAACCCGCCTCACGGGCTTGCCGCTGTTTCTAATGTCCGAATAATCCACCGTTACAGTTCCCGCCATAATTTATTTCCTATTGAAAGATCCCGCATTGAAAAAACCAATTGAACACTGAGTCAGCCCCACCCCCCCCCGCCCCAGCCCCTTCTTGCGTGGTAACGATCTCAGCAGTGACTGATTTGAAAACGGTGGATACGACATCCACGGTCCAGCCGACTGGCCCGCGATTGTCGTCCGACTCAATTGTCCAATCGCCAGGCGATCCGGTGACGGTACAAGCAAAACCGCCCGTCATGCTCTCAATTGCGGATTCAACCGTAGCTGTTGATGCGTTGTGATCAATGGAGGCTGTAGAATTACCGCCTTGAGTCAGCGTGAAAGATCCCCCATTCGTTGTGTCGCTGGTTGAAATCGTAGTAATGTCGTGATCGCCATCGGTGGCTGATATTAGCGTGCCAACACTCACGCTTACCGGCGAATGTGCTTGATCGTCGTCCCACGTAATTGTAACGCTGCCACTTGATGGGGTTGTGGCTGACGTAGTGGCTCCGGCTACAGTCGGGTCTATGCCGCCCGCCTCACTCGCGTTTTGATTGTAGTCACAATCAAAACCATTGAGAACCATCGCCCCCCCTACCGCCGTACTGTCGAACGTGATGGTATCAATTTGTGATACTGGCGAAGCGCCTGAGGTAGTGGTGGTGACAAGCGGGCTGCCATCTCCTGCATCTGCAATCGTCATTTCGGGAATGTCAACGGCGTCAACGTTTGAGCCGCTGAATGTGATCGAAAACAGTCCTCCCCCAATATCAGCTACTACCGTTTCACCGAACCCCCAAATCGCATCGCAAGCCGTCTGAATTCCAGCAGTGTCTAGCGTCGAGACCTCTGCAAAAGTAGAGTTGCCATTCAGTGTAAAAGGCAATGTTGCGCCACCTAAGTCAACTTGTTGGACTTCATTTGCCGCCGCTACAGAACTTGTGGTTGTGTTGATCGACGGCACGCATGGCGTATCTGCCACGCCGGACTGATCTACTGTTGCATCGATGTCGACGGCAACTGCAAAACCTTCATACGCGAGCACAATTACGGAAACGTCCGTGTTGGCTAGTGCCCCCTGAAATTCGTATGTGAATCCAGTTGCCGTAGCAGTCACCAAGATATTGCCAGAGCCGATAGACGCCAACCCTTCAAGGAGCGATTGCACGGCAGCAGCGGAATCGGAATGCTGCATGTTACTAGCAGCATCACCGCCGAACGTTAGATCGTATTCCCCCGAAATAAGATCGGACCACGCAATCGGCACGGACTGCGAACCAGCAAAAATTTCTTGTATTTCATTCGCCATTGTTTTCGGCCTCAGGTTCCGGCGTCGGTTCTTGCCACACATTGCGCTGCAAGCATTCGACCGCGACTTCCAGCACCGGACCACCCATGAGTCCTGGTCCAATTGGCAAGATCGGCGTGCCGTCGGGATCGAAGCCTGCCGGTCCCATGCCAGTTGGATCGGGCTGAAATGCGGTTGGGAATTCGAGCGTGTAAGCGTTGTTCTCGGCGGTATTCGCCGGGTCTGGCTCGATATGCACAGTCCCCGCATAATGAGCATTCGCGGCCATGCGAATGTCATTTAGCCCCACCATTTGACCGAGCGTGACGTTACCAAAGCTCCATTGACCGTCTGCTGGTTCGGCTGGAATTGTAATCTTGAATTTTGCTGGCGTCATGTCTTTCCTTTCAATCTAGTTGTTTTTGGTTTCTCTGAACTAATCCCCGCCTCACTTGCCGAATAACCCCCACACAATCAGTGCCACACCCACAACCGCCATTAAAGCCAGTGAGGGCCAAAACATATCACTCATTTTTTTTCTTTCGCCAACTCTAGTTCGTAGTCATCTTCAAGGCACCGCGCGCAAAGTCGAATCGAAGAAGGAATCGATTCCAGCATGTTTACAGGCATCGCGCTTTGGTGAATCAATACCACCGGGCAGATGCTTTTTGTTCCGCAGATCGAGCATTTTTCTTTTCGCGATGTAATGTCACCCATCACTAGCCCCCCGCCTGAATTGCCGCCGTGTTCCTCACAATTGCCGCCGCATTTCCTCCCACGTATTCGCGCAACTCTGTGATTCGTCCCTCTAAGATTCCCAATTGACGGCTCGCCGTTATGTGCTCCTCCATGCACCGTTGGTGATCGCCTTCCAGCTTTGATATTCGCGTTTCCAGTCGCGTCACCAACTGGTCGTAATGCTCAACCGATTGACCGGTGACAGCCAGCCCTTGTTTGTCTTGCTGTTTGTTTTTGTCCGAGAAATAGCGAGTCAAAACCGTGGCAAGCGTCCCCAACGCACCACCACCAAATAGAGCGGCGACGACCGTGGAGATCATAATCGTTGTGCTTTCGTTCACGCCTGCCCTTTCGAGATTATTCAAAAACCCCGCCAGCCGAATCCGTTCAGCCAGCGGAGGAGGAAGGATCTTTTACTTCTTTTTGGTCGCGTCCACTGGCCGGAACGAATCCCCCAGAATCAACGCTACGATAGATCCGATCAAGTATTGAACAGTCGCTTCATCGGGCGAAAATTGCGGGAAGTTCTTTTGGATAAACGCCAAGAGAATGGCTCCGATGATGGCTTGAATTCGCGTGCTACTCAACAGCTTTTCAATGATTGTCATTTTCTTGATTTTCCGATACACCACTGAATTATCGAAACCGCCAGTAAGAATAACAATGCCAACATGCCCCAAAATAGCTCCGCGATGAAGTTCAGTATCTTCATGGCAAAGCCGTCAGTCTTTCGAGGTACTCGCTTGCCAGTTCGGCAGCGTCTCGCTTGCTCGTTGGCATTTCATCGCCGTCAGTCACGATCACCACGGTGGGCACAGTGGTGATATTTCGTTTTGTGAACTCCGCTTCGTTCGTTTCATATTCAACTACCCGGAATCGGTTGTGCTTTTCAACGCCAAAAGTCCAACCCTTTTCGATCAATCGCGGCTTCATGCGACCGATTAAGTCCCGGCATGGTTGACAGCGCGGCGAATCGGAATAGATCACGATTTGAACTCGTGGCACCGGTTCGATTATGGCGGCTTCTGGATTCGGCTTTACATCGCCGCCATTCGCGTTGGCAACAGCGACGGCCACAGAGCAAATTACGGTCAAGTCGATTGTCGACTCCCGATTCCAAGGCAAGATTGCGAGGGCCATGATTAACGATTTCATAACACCCCCCCAGCACCCCAGTCGGGCAGCAAACGCCGTGGAAAGCCGTCATAGCCGCCATACACAAAGCAGTCTTTTTGCAAGATTGCTCGTTCGATATCGTCCCAATCGGCCCAGAAAGAGCCAAGCGGTTGATCTTGCCAGTAGGGGCCACCGGTCCAGTCATTACCCCAAGATTGGTGGACTAATAACAAACGCCTTAAACGGACAGTTCGGCGCGACGAGACGCCCATCGAGTGATTCCACTTTCCGGAGCGTCGGCAAGCACCGTCAGAATCGCGTTGCGAGTCCCACCCAACGTCACTACACATATTAAAGGCGTAACCGTTGCCAATCGCAGCCCAGGCTTGCTCGATTGACTTAAGCAACGTAGTGGCTCGCATCGGCGTTTTCTTCGCCGCGTCTTTTACCACTTGCGGGACGCCTTTAGTTGCCCATTCGCGAGCACGTGAAGCCGAGTAGGTCGTTAGATCGATTTCCCCATATTTCGTCTGGTGGATCACTCCACATTCGCGAATTCCCTTGGCCGCTGCCGCGCCATAACTGCCGTCACCTCGCCCAAGGTTATTTGAAATATCGCGCGACAGAGCGTAAAGACCGTCCGCCGATGTCTGGTAGCGAAATTCTTCGTTGTCACCACGAACCAGAATATCAATCGCTGCCACCACATCGGCTGGCGTGGCGGTGCCGAAACCAACGCACGAACCGACCGAGCCTTGATTACGTGATGGTATCTGCTGGCCTTCCATCCCGATACACTTCGCCAACGCGCGGTAATTCAAGGCATCCGAATTGTCATCCGCCGCTTTGAGTAGCTCCAATTCCGCACCATACCGGCGTGGCATCGAGTCCGCGAAGACGGCGGTGGCTTCGGGGTTGGGAATGTAACCAAATTCATAGGCCATTACTTGCCCCCCATGACGGCTGAAATAGCTCGCAGACGCTCGATCAGCTTGGCCTTGTCGGTGGGCGGCAAATCACGATCTTCCAGCGTCACCGCTTCGGCAATTGCCGCGTCGATCTTGTCGCCGACTTTGGGCGCGTTCGCGAAAGTATCATCGGCACCCACCATCAGGGTGAGCGCCTCTTTGTGTGCGTCTCGAATGCGAGCTGTTGCAATAATTGGTGAGCGTTCCAGCGTACTCGCCAACACGGAATAAAACTCGCATAATCGTCGCCGCTGCGGCAATCGCAGACCGTTGGCCGCATGTCGCAGATCAGCGAATGCGTTCGTTTGCGGTGGTTCCGGCGTCGGAATGACTGG